GCAGTAGAAGTCATAGTAGGAACGAGATAATCAGTAGAATCACCAGGATTCCTCTGCTCACCATTAAACTTCTGCCAATTATCCCATATTAAACGAATGGGAACAGCGAAGAAAAAAGAATCCATGAATAAATTATCCATAAATGGATGAAGAGGAGTAGCCAAACGACTAAAAGAAGTCATCCGAAGATTGAAAGTATCTCCTGGAAGGGCTTCATCAACAAAAATAGGAACAAGATAACCAGCATCAAAAGTAGTCTTGTAACCACAAGACCGATTGAACTGGGAACGCGGGATCGATGCAGAGGGGATCTGGGAAAATTCATGTTTCATTACCGAACGAATATGGGCCATATACTAAAACCTAATAAAATAAAAATTACCGAATCCCCTAATACAAGCACGCAAACTTAAGCGTTAAATTTGCCGACGTGCGATGTTGGATTCGCTCGTCAAATTTAACTCGCATTATCCTCAACAGCTTCTTGGTTGCGAAGCATAATAGAATCCATAGCAAGCTGACGAGGATTCATTACATCCTTAGAAACGTCAGAAGTAAGAAACTCAGCAGCCATACCAAGAGAAACAGGAGGAATAAGAGTCTTAAAAGTCGAAGAATCATCGGCGAAAGTACCTAAGTAAAACAAAGCATAATCATAAGGATGCTTACTGAGAGAACTATTAGGATCATTAACAGTATCTGCAAAAGCTCTAACAGCAAGACCTTTACTATGCATAAAAAAAGGGGTTGCAAAAGCTTCCGCTTTTGAATCCCAAACCGAAAAAATATGTAAAATCACACTCTACTCCACAATACGTTGTTTTAACTGAAGCTTTGCCTTAGCAACCTTCTCTCTAACCATTAAACGCTCATGCGTATTATTGTCAACATGTTCTTTTGCAGAAATCTTACGATTTCGCTTAAGAATAAGATAATCATCAGGATTCTCGTACTCAAACTGCGAATCATAAAACTTAGGAGGCTTAACCTTCTTACCATTCATAACGACATAATCATGCGGGTACACATCACCCTTAAACTTATCATACCAAAGCTTACCAATACCAGGACGACGAGACATAGTAGAATACTCAGGACTAAGATCAACAACCTCACCAGAATCAGGATCAATAACACGATAATGATCTTCCTTAAGATCACCATTAACCTTCTTCATAACATAACGAGCAACATAAGCAGCACTATCAAAAGTAACACTACCAATAACAGAATAACCAAAAGGCCATAGCTTTTGCAAAGAAGGAGAGACGTACAAAAAAGAACCATTCCGTTCCTCCTTCCAACGAACCTTATCCAAAAAATCAAAATTAAAAAGAATTGCATGATAATGAGGACGACGAGTCCGATCACCATACTCACCACAATGATAAAAACGAATAGGATAAGAACCATCAGCAATAGGCTCTAAACCAGAAAACTTCTTACGAAGACGTTTCATAAAATCCTGATAATGCTTCAACACCAAAGAACGATCCTTTGGTAAATGTTCATCATCATAAGTAAGAGTAATAAAAGAATTATGCTGAAACAAAGATGCTTCATGCACACAACGAACGGCCCACTGACGTGAGCGTTCTAAACGACAGCCAACACATTGACCGCAAGGAACTTGCTGAATTAAATCCAAATAGCCAAACTTAGGAGTAAAGGTAATAGGATATTTACCATTCTCATTAGGATATTGAGACCTATAACCAACAAGAGGAGAAAAACAGGGCATTCTAACCTCTTAAAATAGATCGACAATTGTTACAAACGAAACCCGCCTCGCATAGGATGAGAACCAACATTCTTCTTATGCACTCGACGAGCAGTCTTAGAAAATAACCTCTTTGAGCGTTTCTTGCCCATCTTCATACGGCGTTTCATAGCTAACCTCAAGTAAAAAATTAAGAAAATAATTAGGACTGAAAAACACCTTTTTTTTCAAAAAGGTGTCAGTCCGCACAGTTACATCAAGTAGGGTAACTGTGCTGGGGTCATTTTCTCAGGAAAAATGACCCCTTAAAGACCATTTCGAGACTAACCTCGAAATGGTCCGTTTCTGACTATGGGTCAGAAACCGATTTTGAGGCCGTTTTTTGAGATATCTCTTCTCCGATGTTGGAACTACCCATCTCTGTCCGAGATTCATCTAAAACAGGCCTCGGGGCGGCCAGACCAAGCTCTATAATTGCATCAGCATTAGAGGGGTCTTGCACAAACTCAACGAACATAGCAGGATCGTTGGAAAAGCGATTACGAACAGCAGCCGGTAAAGAGTCAAACGCCTCTTGAGCTGCTAATACAACATTCAACGAAGATTGGTAATCACCTAAATCAGAAAAATCACCATAAGAAGGAGCGTTAGACCGAATATGTGTAAGTTCACCAGTCTTCTCCCAACGCTTCATAATAAAATTAATATCACACTCATCCCTAAAATTCTGCTGAGTGAGAGAGGGAAGACCATCAACATAAGCATAATCCTTAGAATCATGCTTACCATAAGCAGTACGAAAATTAATAGACTTAGCCATAAAACCTCACTTAAACATAGATGAAAACGGATTAATAGTCTTAATAAGACGCTCAACCTTACGACCAAACTCACCAAACTCAGATTTATCCATCTGAGATTGAATACGAGCATTAGGAAGCAAATGAGACGCTAAATCAGCGTCAACAGACACCTTTCTAGCAGAATTAGCCTTAAGCATAGCATCAGCAGTAGCAGCCCTCTGAAGGGCATTATTGAGAACGGTCTGAGAACCAATCTGAGCATTCATAGCACGAAGGTTCTCAACCTCAGCACGAGCTCGAGCAAGAGAAATAGAAGAATTAACACCAGGAGTAATAGGATCTTGAGCAGTAGAAGTCGCGCCGGCGGGGGTATTCGCACCACCCTGTTGGTACGCCATAATAGGGTTCAACCCCGCCTTACGCATATCATCCATAGCGCGTTGGTACGCAGTGGAAGACATTTCTCGCTGAAAATCCATCTGACGAGAAGCAAGTTGGCGATTAGCACGATTCGCATGGTTAACTCCAAGAAAACTACCAATTGCACCAACCGCTGAACCAAGAATACCAGAATCAAACATAAATTACCACTAAAAATGATCAATCAAGCCAGGAACACTATAAGTAGGCATAGGCCTAGCACACCTAAGACTGAAATAAGCATCAAATAAGAAATGAGGCTGTGCAGGGACGGCAATAACTCGATCAACAGGCGGATTGTCCTGAATAAACGTTGCATTAAGAGAAGGTAACGAAGTGAAGTTCTGAGCAAGATGCCATGAGTCAAGAGGAGTAGCAAAATTAGATCTAAACTGACCAGTAACCAAGCTGGGCTTGTAGCGATACTCAGCATAACGCTCTTGATAACCAAAAACAGCAGCATCATCTGTAGGATTAGCGGAACCTTGAGCATAAATCTCCTTATTCAAAATAGCTTGCTCACCAAGATGAGATAAAGCAGGCCAATAAAAATCAAAACGAGTCGAACGACTAAACATACGATCAAGACCTTGCTGATAATTCAAATCAGCACGAACATTAACAAGACCAATAATAACACAATGCTCAACAAAAGACTTAGTAAATCCGTGACCGGAAATAGAACAGGTACCCATAGCAGCCAAATTACCTTGAGGAGTAGTGGCATCAGTAGAAGAAGTCTGAGCTATAGGATTAACAATAACAGGCGAAGAACCGCCTCCGAGGTACTCGGGACGCTGCAAACGAGCATCGGGAGATACAACACCAAAGTGTGAACGGATAATCTCCGTATAGCGAGTACCTCCTCGCGCATCACGCTCGTAAAGCTTCTGTATCTGGAAAGCCTCACGAAGCTGATTAATAGTAGCGGCAGTAGCTTGAGACAAATCAGCAACAACAGCTGAATTAGTCATAGTAGCAGCAGCAGTAGAACCAATAGCAGAAGTAGAAGCAGCTAAAACACCAGCAGGGGTAAGAGAAACAGTACCAGGAGCAGCAGTATTATAAGAAGGAACATAAGGAGCAGGACTAATAGAGACACCAGAAGTAGAATTATACAAACCTAAAACAGGAGCAGTACCACCAAGAGGCAACTCTACAGCAGGGCCCTTTTGAGGCCATGGTAAAGCACTAGTAAAATAGTCATGACGCTTACCACGACGTAAAAGAACATAATCAGTAGGAGAGTCAGGTCCATCATCCGTATCAACGACCACAGAGTTCTGAAGATTCTCATCACGAAACCACTCATTATAAATTAAATTATAAGCACGATGCCATAAAGAATTATGAACAAGACCAGGAACCTCAGTAGGAAGACCAAGATAATCATGTAAAGACTCAGCAGCATAACCAGTAACCGCAGTAGAAGTCATAGTAGGAACGAGATAATCAGTAGAATCACCAGGATTCCTCTGCTCACCATTAAACTTCTGCCAATTATCCCATATTAAACGAATGGGAACAGCGAAGAAAAAAGAAT